GTCCGCAGCATCGATCCGTTGCGCATCGCGTTGTTGATCGCCGCAACCAGCGCACTGCCGTTGCTGCGAAAAAATCGCGCGACGTCCTGGCTGTCCATCGCCGAGACACCAAAATTGACGACCACGGGCGCGCCCCCGCCGCTGCTATTGCTGGTATTCGGGGCGGCGATCAGGCTCTGCAGGCCTTCAGAAATATTGGCGGGCAGAACCATCTCGTTGCTGTGCAGCTGAGCGAGCACACCCCCCGGCCCAAGGCTCGGCACCGCCCATCCGCCTTGCGCGCTCGGCACGATGCCGCCGCGCTCAAAACCGAGCAAAGCTCCGATCCCCTCGAAGAGGCTGCCGAATATGCCGCCGGCGCCGGTGAGACCACCCGAGAAGTCCTGGTCTCCGCCGCCTCCGCCAAGGAGACCGGCGCCAAAGAGGTTGCCGATTTGGCCAAAGACACCTTTGACCGCCGAGTTGACGAATTCGGCGATGATCGACTGAGCGAGGTTCGCAAGCGCCTTCTGCACAGTCGTTGTGCCAAGAATGATGCCAGTGACAGAGGTATCGATCGCCCGCTCGACCGGTGCCACCAGGTCATCCCATGTTTTTCGATTTGCTTCGGCCAGTTTGGTGTCGAGCGCCTGCACGTCGCCGACATATTTCTCGTACGCGAGCTCCTGTTCCTCGATCAGCTTTTCCTGCGTCCGCACATCGTTCTGGGCCGCGCCTAGCTTTTTCTCGTAATAGGCCTGGTCGTAAGACCACTTCAGCTCGAGAAGGTCCTGCTCCTGGCGAACCTGCTCGGTAGCCGAGATTTTCCCCAGTGCCGCCTGGTCATCGACCGCCGCCTTGTAGTTGGCGAATTTCGCATCCGTGACCCTCTGGTCAGCCTTGAGCCGGTCGAGCTGGTCGCGTTCGCCTTGCACGGCGAGCTGCTTTTCGAGCTCATAGATGTTGCGCTCGACGGCCAGGCGGGCGCTCGATCCGGCTTCGGTCAGCGCCAGCTTATCTTGCCAAAATGCCAGCTCCTCGCTTTTCGACTGGCCAAAAAAGCTTTGCTCCGTCAGCAGCTGCTCCTGCAGCTCGGCGCGCCACGCCGACACATTGTCGGCGCCGCCTCCGCCGCTGCGGGGAGAGGTTGCGTGCGACCGCCCCAGCCCACCGGCAAAATTACGGCTGTCCGCGATCCCACCTTCGGGCATTAGGCTATCACCGATCGAGCCCGCCAGGCTCGCCGCCCTGGATTGCAGCGCGCCGATACTCGATCCGACCTGCGCGGCGGCGGTACTGATTTGCGATTGCGCCTGTTGGGCGGTGACGCCCAGCCCCGCGAGCTGGGCGCGCATCGCATCGGTCGCCACCTGAACCGAATTGGATGCCGCCTCCAGTCCGGATTGGAGGTCATCGGTTTGGGCGCTGATGACCACGCTGGTTTCAATGTCGGCCATGATTGCCCTTCAATAAGATGAGCAGCGCGAACGACTCACTTCTCACCCGCAGTGGCGTCCGGTGCGTCTCGATATTCGCCGCTCGTGGCGCTCCGTAGCTTGGTAAGGTCGAGCACCACCCCCGGCAGACCGGCGTGAACATCGCCGGTGGCAAATCCGGGGCCGAGATCGGCGAGGATCCCCGGCAGATCCGCATGCGCGCGGCCTCCGCCGGACCTCGCCGATGAGTGGGACCTGTGTTGATATCTTCCGATGCCGAGATACCCCCCGACCAGGAGATGCATCGGCGGGTGCTCGGCCCAATATGCCATCAGCTCCTCGACATCGAAGAGCGTCATTTCGTTGATTACCGAATAACTGTAGCCGCAGACGGTGGCGAGGAGGCCGTAGATTTGCCCCCACCCGTCGGTCGCTCCTGGACCGGGTCCGAGGCTAGTCCGAGGACCGCCGATCCCGCCCCCGGGCCAATCCCGGGGGCCACCGCTTCCCCCAGGCGGCTATCCGGCAGTTTCAACCCGGAACCGGTGAGAACCGCATTGAGCACAGCGCTCGCATTGCCGAGATCGAGGAGATCCTCGACCATCTCTGCTGTTGCCTCGGGATAATTGCGTTGCAGTGCCGCGGCGACTATCTCGACGAGCACGCCGATTTGCGTCTCGCCCATGGATGCGCCGATTTCCGTCAATTGTCGCACTTTGGGCATCAGCCGGCGGAGTTGGCCCAGGGTCAGCGGTGGAACCAGCCAATCCCGGCCGCCCATCGTAATCGTGATACCGGGGAGCATTACTCGACCGTGCTCAGATAGCCGATCGTCCCCGACGCATCGGCGAATGCCGAGAAATCGAGCTCGTGGATCATCCAGTCGTCGATCTTGGTCGGCAGCGCCAACTTGTCGGCCATGCAGGCGTTGAGCCGCAGAGCCATCCCGTTGCCGGCATAGTTGGTGTAGAACGTCGCCTTGAAGGTCGGCGTCGTCCCCATCACCTGGTTGGTGATCGCCAGCTTGCTGCCCGACGTCGTCAAGTTATAGGTGTACGAGATCAAAACGCCGGCGCTCGCATCGGCGGAGGAGAAAGTATAAATCCCCGAGGCGAAATTCACGGAGTACTGACCGGCCGCAGACGGGGTCGTCACCCGGTTGAAGCGCTTGCCGCTGGTGGCATAGGCGACGCCGAGGTCGTCATTGTAGTTGGTCGCATTGGCGACGGTCACGGTATATGGCGTCACCATCGGAATACTGGCGGCCTCCAGCTGCGACACGGCAAATTGGCCGGTAGCCGGTGTGAGGCCAAAAAAAATGTCGGAATACAGCAACCCGAGGATCTGCGCGAACTTTGCCTTGCCGGAGATCTTCCCTTGTCCGCGCGCGATCGCCACCGGGAACTGGAGCTGCCCGTACAGCGGCTTGTCGGTCCAATCGAAATCGATCTGGATATCCTGGAGCACGCCGAACTGGCGCGGCCCAATCCCGGACCCGGTGACATCGGTGCGCTCACCCCAGACTGCACCGGAGCCGAAGCTCAATTGCATGTCAAATACTCCCTTTTCAACAGCCGCTTCAGCGCCTCCTTGGCGGCAAATGCGGCATTCCAAGCTTGCGTATCGCGAGCGACAGCCGAGCCGTGAAAATTGTCCTGCCACCAGCGCTCGATCAGCTGGTCGATCGAAATAGTCGTGCTGTCCGAGGCGGTTGAGCTTCCGGCATGATCCCCGGGAACGGCCGCACTCCCCTCGGAACCTTCCAGGGCCATTCGCATCCTCCTATGAGCAATTGATTGGTATGGACCTTGGGTCGTGGTCAGACGCATAAGATCTCGACCGGGACGATCGCGATCGCCTGGTCGCCGAGCACGCCCTCGTCGGTTTCGACCTTTCCGGCGATGTATGCATGCTGCACCATTGCCGGCAATCCGAGGTCTTGGATGCCTGTCGCCGGCGATGGCGCCAGTGCCGCCTCGAGCGCGTCTAGCAGCGGGTTCAGCAGCATTGCCGGTGCCAGGTAGCCATCGCTCGAGTGGACATAGATGTAGAAATCGGCGTATAGCGTCCAGGCGATTGGCGATCCCAGAGCCTTGGTCACGGCCTGCCCGCCTTTTTCGGCCATGAACAGCGCCGGCTGTTCAGCCGGAGCCACGTCGGTCCAGTGTCGCAGTCGACGGTTGGCGCTGGCAAAATTCGCCGCTCCAGCACCGAGGGTCCAGAGCGCCGCGTAGATCGCCTCACGGATGATCATCGATCTCACCCCGGTCGTGACGAGTTCGGTTCGGTCCAGTCATTGGGATACCGCTTCGGTCAAGGCGGCCTGCACCGCACCGCGGATTGTCGGCTCCATGTCGTCGAGCGCCGATCGCAAAAATGATCGCTCGGGGAGATCCATACGGCGCTCGTATGCCCGCACATTGATCGTCTTCCCGGCGATCGGACGACCAAACGCTTCCTTGATACGCCGGAGACTGGCCCTGACGCTCACCGTCCCGGTAAAACCGTATTCCTGTGCTCCGGCATAGCGGCTGTCGCTAAAAACAGTGGCGGTGATGGTGCCCCCGCCGTTATCGACCGAGAGGTCGATGCTCGACCTCAGCGATCCGGTGCGGCTTCTGAGCACCTGCCCGCCGAGCTTGTCTTGCCGCACCTCGCGCTGGAGCTCGATCCCCAGCCGGGTGATTGCGCACAGAAGACCCGAATTGACCGCGCTAGGCAATGCGCGCAGGCGCTCTATCAGCTGCTGGTCGCCGATGAGATAACCCGTGATCACACAGCACCGGCAAGCGTGGCCGCGTCGGTTTGGGAAGGCGCCGGGAGCAGGAAGCCGACGATCGGCGCGACCACCCGGTATTGCTGGATCAAGGTCTTTATCGAGTCGCTCATATCCTTTTGCGAATAGGACACGGTTTCACCACCGCCGATTGCCCGCGCAACCTCGCCGATGCGGCTGCGTTCGCGGTACCGCAGCGCCACGAGCTCGATGCAGGCTTGGGCCAGATCGGGCGGTATCACCAAATAGCCGGCGGTGTATCTCAAGGTCACGCATCCCGCCTTGCGGGGCACCGCGTAACCTCTGATGACGAGCTGCGTAGGGGTGAAGAAGTACCCGGCCTGAGTTGCAAAGGGGCTGACGACGCTTTCGGCCTGTGCCGATTGGGCAGCTTCGATCGGCGGGATCACCAAGCCATCGACGATTACGAGGCTGACCGCACTCACCGGAACAGCCGCGAATTGGTATCGCACCTCGCCTGTGCCGAGGGCGCCGCCGAGACCATCGCGAATCTCGACCCAGTCCTGCGATGCGATCCGGCGATTCAGCCAGTTTTGGATAAACTCACTCGCCGCCGTGATCAGACGCGTCAATAGCGCGTCATCGGTCGGGGGAAATGCGCTCTGCCCAGTCTGCAGCCATGCCTTGACATCGGCGAGCGTCGTCAGGTCGGCAAAGGTCGCTCCAAGAGACGCAAAGTTTGCCATCACGCATGTCCCGCCTCATGATCGGCCGCGACAGCGACGGCGCCCCACATCCGAGCGATCGGTCTCGCATTGGCTGCGATGTCGCCGAGGGTTGCCATCGCCACCTCTTCGCCGTAGCCGGC